GACGCCGCCCACGCCCGCGATCCGGGCCGCCGCGTTGAAGGTCGAGGAGCCGACGCCGGATGGGACGAAGACGGTCGTGCCCAGGGTGCGGATCGGCGCGCGGGCCAGATCGCCCTTTTCCCACTGCAACAGCCCGATCGCGATGGTCACGTCCACCGGCGTTATCATCGGGTTGATCAGCGAGAACGAAACCACCAGCGTGGCTATCGCCACATCAAGCTCGGCGAACGTCGTCGTGAGCGAAAAGCGCTGCGTGTCCAGTGGCGCGGTGGTCGGGACAAAGGCCGCGACGCGGCCGGCGCTGACGATGTTCGACTGGTTGGCCCGGCCGCCGTTGATGGCGAAATTGACCGACTGCATCCCGGCGAACGAGCCGGCCAGCAGCTTGAGATAACCGCTATAGGTCCAGGTCTGGCCCGGCACCGTCGCGGTGATGGGGTTGGCGCCGCCGTTGGGCACGAACCGCGCCGAGTTGGCCGTTGGTATCCCGACCAGGCGGACCGAGAAGTACTCGATCCCATTCTCGACGCCCAGACCGACCGTGATGGAGTCGAAACCCTGCTGGTTGAACCAGTTGTAGCCGGTCGGCATGGCGCCGCCCGCGCCGATCACGCCGGGCACGGCGCCGCCGCCCATGTTGTAGCGGATCAGGTTGAAGGGCTGGTTATCACCGCCCACCGACCGCCCGGTCGCCCGCGCATACGGGGTGCCATCGGCCGCGCCGATACCGGCGGCGAAGCCGTCGCCACTGACGATCGGCATCTAAGCGCGATCCCTGGCGCGCAGTATCCGGCGCCTGATTTCCTCCGGTTCGGCGGCGATGCTCACGCCCTCGCGCACCGCCTGGGTGACCGCGTGTTCCATCTCCTGGCGGATCGAGACGGCCTGGGCCGCCCGGCGCCGGGGTGCCAGCACGGCGATCCCCACCGCGTGGGCAATCGGGCCCTGGCGCTCGCGCATCCAGTGTTCGGAATACGCCCTGGCCGCCTCGGGCATCGCGGCGGACTGGACGCGGGCCATGTGCAGCGCGACCAGCGCCTCGTCATCCGTCGCCGGCTGCGGGAGGTGTGGGGAGACGTGACGCCACAGCGCGCGGATGCCCTTGACGTCGAGGTCCAGCAGGCATTGGCGGAACAGCGCGCCGTGATCGGCGGCGGCCATCAGTCGAGCGTGATGGTCGTCGCGGTGGAAATGCGCGGCGTCACCCCGTTGCCGCAGACGATGTTCGGCGTCACCGTGCCGGACCAGAGATAGGGGGTGGCGCCGCCGCCGGTCTTGCCGCAGGAGAAGAACGTCACGGTCCCAGCGCCGCCCGTGCCGATCGGGAAGTCGATGTTGGCGACCGGGGAGACGACGCTGCCGGCGACCAGCCAGCCGGCCGTGGTCCGGTTCACGTTCATCCGTGCATAGGACGTGTATGCCACCTCGCTGAAGATCTGATTCCCGGCATCGGTCGGGTCGGCGGTGTGCAGCGCCACGGAGATCTGGGTCTGCGGCACGGAGGCGGCGTTGTCGGCGTAGTTGGCCCACGCCGCCGCGTTGAAGATCAGCGCCAGGATGGCGGTCTCGGTGGCGTCGGAGATCGACATCGGGCGGCGACCTGTCGGATCAGGCCAGGGTGATGATCAGCGCGCCAGGAGCGAAGACCACGCTGTCACCAGCGTTCAGCGCCCGCGCGGTGGTCAGCGTGCCGTACCAGAGCATGTTGCCGCCGGTCGCCGCGGCGGTGTCCCAGACCTGAATCCCGCTCATCGTGGCCGAGGACAGGATCGGCCCGAAGGTCAGCGCCGAGGCGTTGGAGGCGCTGCCGGCCGGCGAGGCGGCCGCGGCCATCAGCAAGGTCTGCCGCGTGATGCCCGAGCCGGTCGCGATCTCGGAGCCGGAAACCGACGAGGGCACGCCGAGCGAGAGGCCCATCGACCACGCCACCGGGCGGTTCACCACCTGGGCGTTCAGCGAGAAATCGAGCAGCGCTTTCTCAAGGTAAGCGGCGATACCGGCCATGTGTCGGGTTCCTTCGGATTGGGAGGTGGTTGACGGGTCGAGCCGGTCTGGTCAGTCGGCCGCCGCTCGCGGCGGCTCGGCCTCGCGCGGGTCCAGGGAGATCAGTCGTTTCACCAGGCCGAGGACGATCGGGTCCATCAGTCGTTTCACCAGGCCGAGGACGGTCTCGTGGCTGATATCGGCGATGCAGGCCGCTGCGTTCGCTTTCTCGGCCTTTTTGCAAGTCGCGATGGTGTCGTGCAGTTGGTGGCACGGCCAGCACGGAACTCGTTTCGGATCGGCGTGCAGCGTGATCGTGTTGGTCCAGTGCTTCGTGATGTTCTCCGGGCTCGCGTGGCTCAGCAGCACGATCTTCGCCATCGCCTCCATCGCCACGCCCCAGGCGAGCCCGGTATCGGGCGTGATCACCACGTCGCACTGCTGAAGGGTCGCCAGCGCGCGGCGGATCGGCCAGGGCGGCACCGCCGGATCGGATGACATGGTCGCGTGCAGGCCATCGACGGAGCCGTTGAACTCTTTGACGAAGTCCTGCGTCTGGATCGCCATCGCCACGTCGGCCTCGGCGCCGAACATCACGACGGAGACGGGCAGTTCACGGACCAGCTTCGCTGTAAGCAGAGGGAGATACGGCCATACTTTGTCGAGGCGAGAACCTGAGACAGCCACACCGACAACATGACGGCGGCCACCAGCGCCACGAACCTTGTCCAGCGTCTGGCGGGCGTGCCGCGTTTCATCCTCGGTCGGAAAGAACCGTGGATTGAACTCATGGCGCACCTCGGCGATGTCGTGGACGAACTCTAAGTAGTTGCGGCCGCAAAACGCGCGTCGCCACGAGGCGGGCCAGTCGAATTGAGTCTGCCCCGGCACCAGCGCGAGCATCGTTTCACAACTGTGCGAGAGGTTGACCCAGCGGTCGTATTCGGCGCCGCGATGGCGGAAGAACGCCTGCCATTGGTTGCCGTCGCCGGGCAGATCGCCGGGCTCGCGCACGGTCAGTTTGGCGACGTGCGGATTGTTTTCGAATACGACGTGTTGCGGTCGTTGCGCCATCACCTCGACGTTGTGGGTCTCGGCGAGCAGCGGCAGGATCGAGGACGCGATCAGGTTGTCGCCGATCCCGCCCAGCCTCACCACAAGAGCCCAGGGTTTCATCCGGGCCGCCTCGGCGCGTAGAGCGAGAGGCCTTCCCAGAACGCGCGGGAGGCCTCGGGCAAGGTCAGCCCGTCCGGGATCACCACCTCGCCGGTCGCCACGTTGATGCGCAGGCCGCACGAAAACGTCAGCCAGTCCGTCACCGCGAGGGTGGGGTGGGCGTTGAAGACAGGCCCACGAACGATGAATGGATTATCGCTCACCAGAGGCGGCCCAGGTGACCGCCGCCCTGCAGGACGACCACGAGCAGGAGCACCAGCAGCACCACGACCACGACGCTAAATCCGCCGGGGCCGTAATAATCGCGGCGCCAACCATAAAACCCGCCGCCGCCGAGCAGCAGCACGAGCAGCAGCACGAGCAGGATCAGGTTCATGTCGTCGGCCTCCTATCGCGTGGCCAGCTTCTTCGCGATCTCCCTGGCGGCGCCGACCGCGACGTTCTCGTTGCTGTCGTCGGTCTTGCCAGGCCATGCGAGATAAATGACGCCCACGAAACTCTCGGGATTTGGTGGGATCGGCACCGCGCACCCGCGTTTCATTCCGCGTTCGGCCAACCGCCTCGCCAATGGCGATCCGAGGGCGGACAGGTCCAGGCATACCGGGTGCCCCTCCATCACGTCGATCAGCGCTTTGACATCCGAGGCCGTGACAATGATCGGTAGCCTGCGCGGGGACGGAATGACCGGGCGTTCACCGTCGTGCCGCCGCGCGCCCAGGAACCACTGCGAGTTGCTGGCCAGATCGACGGCCCAGATCTGAATCAGGTCGGCGTTCGTCTCGCTCGCCAGTTTCGTGAGCGCCTCGGGCACCTCGGCGGTCCGCAACGCGGGCGCGTCGGGCGTCAGCCACGCCTCGAATAACTCGGTGCGCTTGTCCCAGACGATCCAGCCGGCGAAGGCCAGCGCGGCGAGGCCGGCCAGGGCGAACGCCTTCCACGGGGTATCGACGAACCGCAGCAGCCGATCGAGGACGCCGTGCAGTCCGCCGGGGGCGCTCTGATCGTTCATGAGCCACCCCCGGAGGTCGCGAGGCTTACGAGGCGCCGCCAGCGCCGCTGATGACCACCTCGCCAGGGCCGATGTGATGCACCCGCCCGGCCGGCGGGGCGCCCTCGATCAGGGTCACCCGGCCCTCGTCCTGGGCCTGTGGCATCGGCGGGTCGGGCTGGGGCGGGTTGGGCGGCGGCGGCGGATCGGGCGGCGGGTCCACCGGCATGATCGGCGGCGGCGGCGGCGGGGGATCGTCGGGGTTCGGGTTCGGGTCCGCGTCTGACATCGTTGTTCCTCCTGTTACTCAAAGCCCTCGATCACCGGGCGCGACGAGCAATGGCAGTTGATTTCGAAGCCGGGCCACGTCCACTTGCCCTCGAGGAACGCGCCCTGCTCGACTTCATAGATCGGGCCTTTCGCACCAGGGCTGTGCCGCCCGTCGGAAAACGCCAGATGCTCGGGGCGGAAACGGCCGGGTGCCCGGATGTTGCTGTGCATCCAGACCGCGCGTTTTATTCCGGCCTGCGACTGACGGGCCTTGGTGATCACCGAGTTCAATTTGAAGGTCTGGTCCCGCGCGATCAGCGTGGCGCGAGCTTTAGGCGCGCCGAACGTCTCGTGCAATTCCTTCGTCAGCGCCTCGAGGTCGTTGCCCTTCTGGACGTTGCGCATCACGACGCCCTCGATCCGTTGAAGGTGCTGCGCCGGGATCGATTTAATAAGCCCGACATTCTCCACGATCGCCGAGTTCATGATTGTCTGGATTTGTGGGCTGACCTTGAAGTTGACCGTCCAGCCGGCGTCGTCGAGCAGGCGCTCCATCCGTTGCGTGGTGTGGTCCGCGGATCGGCCGGTGAACTGGCCGGCGATGTCGGGGGCCATCTCGTCGAAGTTGGACTGCCAGCGCCGGCCGAGTTCCTTCATCGTCGCCATGATCCGGCTGGCCCCGCGCGGCTCCTCTCGCCAGCGCCGCGACAGCCAGTAGTCGAGCGAATTGTTCATCGCGTCGACCGCGCGCCACAGCCGCGTGCGGTAGACCGCGCCGACCCCGGCGTTGGGATGCACCGGCGGCAGCACGCGGGGTCTGGGCGGGAGCGCCATTGATCGTTACCCGACCGGGCGGTCGGCCCTGGACGCGGCCACGGCGGCCGTCGCGGCCCGGTAGTTCGCCGGCCACGCCTCGGGGTGCGGTTTGCCGGGCCGCCAGTTCCGCAGATAGTAATCCCACATCGCGTCTTGCTGGCCGACGGCGGGCAGCGCGGCGGCGTCGGTGTAGAGCAGAAACCGCGCCATCGCGCAGCCGAGCCGATCGTTCCACGCCATCGCCTCGAAGACCGTCGCCCGGACATAAGGAATGTCGAGACCGGCGCACAGCTTCACGAGCATCGGCCGCGTGGTCGGGAAACCCATCACCCCCGCGACCCCGCCGCCGCTCTCGAATTGCCAATAGGATCTGGCGGGCCCGCCGATCTGGCGGCGCTCCTTGAAGCCGGACTCCTGACCGGCGATGGCGAGCAGCGCGACGCGGGCATCATCGCCGACCGACGGGCACGGGTCACCGGAGAGCGTCGCGCTCATGTAGGCCAGCGCGGGATCGACCACATCGCGCAGTAGATGATCGGGTGTCATGAGCAAGGGTCTCCTGCTTCGCGGGCCAGCGTGCTATTCGCACGGTACGGGCCGGCGGGCGCGAGACCGCCGTGGCCCCAGGCGGGGGTCGACCTCCGACGCCGTGGGTCGGCGGGCCGACCCCCGCCGCGCCGTTCACTTACTTTTCGGTCAGACCGGGCCGCTCGGACTCGCCAGGGTTGCGCGCCCTCGGATCGTGCAACTCGCCGGCTCGGCCGGGTCCGGGCCATACAGAACCCGAGGTCGCTTTCAAACCCTCGTTTGAACAGTAGGCCGGGCGATCCGGGGCGGTCTAACGTGCTAACAACCACCGAAAGGAGCCATGAAATGACGCCCAGCGCGATCTACCGCCAACTTGTCCGGTTCGGTTGCCGGGCCTTGTCCACCCACGAGGACGAGGCGGCGCTGCTCGGCACGCCGATCAACCTCCTGCCGATGGACGACCTCGAGGCGTTCTTCGAGTTGGTGTTCGGGTTCAGCCCGCGGCGCCTCGCGCCACCCGGGTACCGGACAGGCCGGTAAGAATTCGCGAGATGCAAGCCTCGGGCGTATTCGCCCGTCCTGGGTCAAGCACAGCGCCGCTTTGCCCATCTCAGCGCCGCCTCGGTCGCGTCCACCGCGATCACGGCCAGCACCACGTTCAGCGCGACCAGCCAGACGATCATCGCAGCAGCCACGCCAGCAGCAGGACCAGGGCGACGATGAGGCACTCGACCCAGCGGCCGCGCGTGCGCCCCGGACCGGATCGGCCACGTCCGGGGTCTATCGTGCAGAACGACGGAGTTGGCTTCTCCGTCAGCCGATCCGGTAACCGGATGTCGATGATGTCGCGGTGCTCGGTCATTCACCTATCCCAGCCATGCGGGCGAGGATCACGATCCAGCCCAACAGCGACCACCCGAGATAAAATCCACGCCAGAAGTCGTCGCTCATCGCAGCCGCCAGCGCAGATCGAACGGCCCGAGCGACACGATCCACCGGAAGACCCAGGCTTGCGGCGCGCGGCGCGAGTGCCAGATGAAGCCGAACATCCAGCAGCCCCAGCCGTTCCAGTTCGCGTCGATCACCGCGTCAGGCTCCCCGCGATCAGGCCGATGCCCAGGAAGATCAGATCATCGAAATGGTAGGCCGGTGGCATGAAGGCCGTGGAGGCGATGCCGAGAACCGCCACGGCGAAGCCCAGGATCGCAATCGCGTCGCGGCGGGTCACCGGGCCAGCCTGACCTTGCCGAGCCGGAACCCGGACTCGACGGCCTGGTCCCAATCATCGAGGCCGAGAGCCTCGCAGAACAGCCGCACCGGAGCGCCGATGTCCTTGCTGGCGGTGTCGATGAGCGGTCCCTCGTCGTGGTCGATGCACCAATACTCGTCCGGCGCCAGCGACTCGGCGGCGGCGGCGACCATCCATTGATACCTGATCCGCCCGCTCATGGTGCTAGACCGTGCCACCGCGACCGCGCCTGAGATCTTGCCGGATCGTCCTGGCGCGAGACCGCTCGGCCTGCTCGAACTCCTCGCGTACCTCGTCCGTGAGAGCGGCTCGCTCGGCGTCCGTCATCGGCACCCAGGCGAGACCGTGCCGGGCGTAGGGAGCGCCGCAGTTCAAGCACAGCGACAGGTCGCCCTCGGCCGGCGTGGCGCGGTGGCCAGGGTCAAACGGCGCGACGGCATTCGTCTCATAGCCACAGGCGAGGCACAGTCTTGGCGGCTCGCGCGTGACGTCGCTCATTCCGGCGCGGCCTTCAGCGGCACGCCCAGCCGCCTGCGGGCCTCGGCGTGATGCTCGGGCGGGATGTTCCGCCTGATCCAGTCGCAAGAGGTGCACCGGGCGGGATCGTCCGGCGGGGACAGCGCGAGGCCGATGACGTGACGCCCGCAGTCGGCGCAGTCGAATTCGGTCCCGCTCAGGGTGCCGTCGGCGAACGTGTCGCTCATGACGTCGCCGCCCGGCTGTTGCGGTGCGTGCGCAGCCAGAAGATGGCCTGGTCGAAGTTGGTGCGCGCGGTGGACAGCGCCGACGTGGTCGGCCCCTGCTCGGCGCAGAACCGCATCACCAAGGTCCGCAGCCGGTCGATATCGTCCTCGCCCTGGCGGATGTCCTGCAGGCGGCGGCTGGCCGGATCGGCGGGGGCGGGATCGCTCATGCGCGCGGGCTCCATGAGGGACGGGGTGGTTCAGTACGGCACGGTCGGGTCCGGCGGGTCAATGCCAAGCCGTTCGAAGAACTCCTCGTTGCCGTCATATCCCTCGTCGGTGTCCAGCGCGATCTCGAGCAGCTTCGTGGCCTCGACCGTACAGGAAAACGGGACCGCGATGGTCGACAGCGTGGGGCCGAAACGGTCCCTGTAGCGTTCGCGCGCCTCGCCCCAGGCGAGTATCTGTTCCGCCGTCGGATCGCCGGCCTCGACCTCGCCATCATCGTCCGCTTCATCAGCCACCGTCACGCCCCTTTCTTGATCGTCGCCCCTCCACGCTCGGCGAGGATATCGTCGAAGTGATCAGTGGTCTTCGGCGCGATGGCTTTCAATAGCTTTTTGTAGACCTTGCCGTTGGCGCTGCTGGTGAGCGAGACGTATTGCGCGAACATCTCGGCGGTCTGGAAGGCCGGGACTTTATTGTAATACGCGACCCCGTGGCCGCTGCCGAAGCGTTCCTTGGTCATCGCGCCGATGAAATCCTGGAACTGCGAGTTGTCGACGTCGACGGCCCTCACCTCGTCGTAGCGGCCCTCGAAGGTGTAGGACTTGTCTATATCCCGCTGGACATCCGGGACGTGCGCGAGGTCGCCGTGGACCAGCACCTCCATGATCGCCTGTTGCGCTTTGAGCCTCGGCCCGGCGAACGCCTTCAGGTCGTCCTCGGTCAGGCCGACCTTCTCCGCTTCGTCGGCGAGGTCATAGGCGTTGGTTTTGTATGACAACCCTTGCCCTGCTCCTTTCTTGAACTGCCACCTCCTGATCTGCCCCATCAGCGTGTCGGCCTCGCGGGCGCGATCCCCGTCCGCCCGGTACGACGCGTTGTTCCGGCCGACGCCCCAGCCGGCGCCGTTCCAGTCGATCGCGTGGCCATACTCGTGCCGCCAGGTGCCCGTGTCCTTCAAGCTGTCCATCTTGATTTCGTGCGGGTAGTTGTAATGCGCGCGGCCCCCCTCCTCGAATTTGACGCGGGTGAGCGGCAGGGTGTTCCGCATCGCCCCCAGCAGTTCCGGCGTGGCGTGCGCCCACGACCGCTCATGGAAGTCCTTCTCGCTCGCGATCCACTTGTGGCCGCGCTCCTTGATCACGTCGCCGATCTTCTGAGGTAGTTTGCCCTTGTCCGGCTCGGGCGTCGGTGACGGCTTCGGCTGGGGCTGGGGTTGTGGCTGGGGCCGCGGCGTCGGCGCCGCGTCCTGGCGCCGCCGGGCCGCCCGGTGCGACGAGAAATCCGTCTGCCACGCCTGGCCCATGTGGTCGATCAACTGGTTCGCGTACTGCTCGACCTTGCCGTGCAGTTCGCCACCGGCGAGTTGCTTCAGCTTCGCGATGGTCTCGAGCGGCGGCGAGTGCTCCTCCAGCGCCCTGGTCACCAGCGCCTTCATTTGCCGCGCGGACGCCCGCTTCGCGACCCAGGCCTCCGGCGCGTCTGGCACCGTCGCGGCGAAGCTCGTGACATGCGCGTGCAGGCGCGCCTCTTGCTCGCGCCTGTGCGCGTCGGGATCGGGTGGCGGCGGGGCCGGTTCGGGTGTCCCGCCACCGCCGCCGTCCCGTTTGGTCGCGCGGCCGTGCTGGTGGGCGTCGATCCCGTGCGCCGCGGCGATGTGGTCGATGAGTTGGTTGGCATAGTCGGCGACCGCGCCGTGCACCTCTTTGCCGGCGAGGTCCTTGATCTTCGCGATGGCGGCGGCCGGGTCGTGGCCCTCCTCCAGCGCCTTGGTGGCGTAGGCCTTCATGGCCTTGGCCGAGCCCCGCCGCGCGACCCAGGCCTTGTCGGCGTCAGGCACGCGCGTGGCGGCCTCGCGGGTCCGCTCGGTAGCGGCGGCCGGCGCGGTCTCGCCGCCGCCCGTGGCCGCCCCACCGCCGCCGCCGGAGCCGAACTTGCCGCTCTTGTCGCGCGGGTGATCCGTCTCTTTCCACTCGGCCGCGTCGGCCGCCAGGACACGTTCGACGTAGTCGTCGACCGGCGCCGTTGCTGTCTCGCCGTCGGCCTCGTCGGGATCATCGCCGCCCAGGGCGTCCTTCGCGGCCGCCGGTGGCGCCTTGCGGTACTTGTGGTTCTTCGGATCGTCGAAGTCGGTCAGGTTGGCCTTGATCGTATCCGCGCCCTGCACGAACCCCGACACAGCCCGGTGATTGCCGTTCCTGATGATGTATTTGCCATCCAGCTTCGCGACTTCGATCGGCGGATAGCCGGGCTCCAACGGGCGCAGCTTGTCGGGCTGGATGGTCCCCTGCCAGGCGTGCAGTTCCCGCACCGGAATGTCTTGCACGCCCTGAACCGGCTTCGCGTTGTAGTTGTTGGACTTCAACTCGCTGTGCAGTTTGGCGAGTGGCAGCGGGGTCTCCTCGACGATGTCGCTTTTCTTGTGCGGCACGACGCCGGAGCCGAACTGCCAGCCCTCATGCCCAGGGTCGTGCGTGAACGTGGCCGCCTCGGTGCCTTCCGGGGCCGGCGCGGCTGAGCCACCGCCACCGCCGCCGCCAGCGCCATCGATCTCGCCCAGCGAGTGCGGATGGAACACCGCGATCGTCTGCGCCTTGCCGTCGCCGCCGGTCTCGATGATCCCGTCGTGCCCGGCCTTCAGCCACGCCTCGCGCAGGTCCGCGTTCGGCCCGGCGGTGTCGGTGTATGCCCGCAGCGGCTCGCCGTCCGGCCCGGAAATGGTGCTGCCATCGGGCAGCCTGAACACCGGCGGCTGGAACGTCTTTTTAAGCTCGTCGACCTTCTTCTCGACGTCGGCCGTGTTGCCGATGAACGGATTGCGAAGGTCCGGCTTCACGCGCAGCTTCGCCTCGCCGAAGTTGTCGCGGCCAGGATGGTCGCCGGGGAACAGATAGAGGCCAGCGCCCTGCCAGGTCCTGGTGCTGCTTTTCGAGAAGTCGTGACTTCCATCGCCTATCGCCTTCGCCCGCGCCGGGTTGGTGAAGTGCGTCGCGTCGGGCACCAGTTCCTTCGCCCGGTGGCCCGCCTCGGTCATCGCGGGCCGGTCGTCCGCGCTGGTCTCGTTGCGCGTGTGGCCGCCGCCGCCAGCGCCGAACTGGCCGTTTTTCGCCCGATCGTGGTCGGACTCGTTCCACTCGTCGGCGGCCTGCGCCGTGTCCGCGGCGGTCGGCATGACCTGGTAGCGTGAGTTCGGGATCAGCGTCTTGACGCCGCCCATTTCCGTGTGCCGGTTCGCGAACTCGTAGACGCGCGCCCGTGTCGTCGGCCTCCCCGAGAGCGCCTGCGCGGACAGCCGCGTGTGGCCGCTGATGACGAAATGCTCGCCGGTGTCCCGGTTGTGGCCGATCTCGGGCAGTTCCGGGTTGTGGTTGAGGTTCTCGATGTAGGCCTTGATGCCTTCCTTCGGCACGTAGGGTTGCCCGTAGTTGATCGCGTGGATCGGCACGTCTCGCACCGGCCCGTACTTCGGCGAACGGTTCTTGGCGCCGCCCAGCACGATCGTGTCCGGCTTGCCGAAGCCGATATCCGACGGGTGGATGATCCTGCCGTAACTGGCCCGATCTTCGTCGGTGTCGGCCCAGGGGTGGTCGCGCTCCGTCAGCTTTTCCAGCGCCGCGTGCGCGGTCGCTTTTTCCTCCGGCGTGAGCGGATCGTTCCGCCCCTCGCTCGCGCCGTGCGCGGCCTTGAACTTCCGCTCCTTGCCGGCCGGATGAACGGAGTTGCCGCCGGGGCCGAACTTCCCGCCCTCACCGCGCGGGTGGTCGCCCTCCTTGAACTCATCGGCGCCCAGCCGGACGTGGCCCCGGTCGCCCTCGCCCAGGTGGACGTGGACCTTGGCGTCGGGATCTTGGGTGACGACTTTGACGTGACTCTCGCCAGCCGGCAGCGCGGCGGCCTTGTCATCGTCGGTCTGGGGTTTGCCGTCGCGCGAGCCCTTGTTCGGGTCCGGGGGATTTGGCGAGCCGGCCGGCCCCAGCTTGCCGGGCCCGCTGGCGATCGGCGCGGGTGAGCCCCCGGCGGGCTTGGACAGCCCCGAGGCGTCAGGCGGCGGCCCACCGGAGCCGGAGGGAGGAACACCGCCCCCTGGTGGGCCGCCCGCGCCGCCGAGTGGATCTGGTTCCTGCTCGGGGGGCGTCGGCGCTGGCGTGGTGAGGTCGAGGCCCTGGTACGGGCTGTCGGACGCGCCGGCCAGCTTCTGACGGATTTCGTCCGGGCTGAGCACGCCCGCGTTGACGTAGACGGCGTCGAGGTCGGCGTCGGACTTGCGCGCCGTCGCCTCCTCCTCCTCGCTCATCTCGCGCAGCGGTTCCCAGGCGTGCGTGATGTCGTCGTCGATCTCGCCCCACAGGTCGAGCATCAACACGTTCAGCACGGTCACCAGGTGGGCGTCGAAGAACGAGGCCTGCTGGGCCCGGATGAACTGGCTCCAGACCTGAAGCTCGCCCTCGCTCGTGGCGTTCAGCCCGGACGGCGAGATACCCAGCAGCACCACCAGCGGGATGCCCACGGCCGAGGCCATGTGTTCCTGGCTCTGCGCCTGCAGGTGGTCGATCGCGCCCAGCGGCGTGGCCACGTTCTTGAAGTCCTCGGTGGTCTTATCGAGGATCATCATGTTGTTGTTGTCGCGAAAGTAATTGAACATCTGGGCGCGCATCGCCAGCGTCGCCGCCGCGCCCGAGTTCAGCACCGCGCCCATGTTGGTCTGCAGCACCGGCGTCGAGAACGAGTGCACCAGATCGGACACCGACTGACGGGTGCGCAGCCAGTTGTCCACGTAGGGTTTGGCCATCTGCGACAGCGCCAGCCCGGCGAACGAATAGGCCGGCTTCAGCATGTCCGGCATTTCGCGGCCGATGAACGGCAGCACCCGCGTGCGATGGATTTCCTTCCCCATCACCCACCACGTCTGCGGCAGATAGAAGCCCTCCCGCAACGGATCGGCGGCGTTGTAATTGTTCGGGTAGCACCACATCGGCTCGACCACCCGGATGCCCTTTAGGTCACCCTTTTTGATCATGCGCGGATCGACCGGCAGCGGCAGCTTCATCAGGTCGCGGTCATCGCCCTGGCCGTTGTCGATGTAGAGGTGAGAGCGCCCGAAGAAGCCGTCGAGCAGCGCCAGCAGCGTGAACTTCTCCTTCAGCTTATGCCGCTTCATGGCGTCTTCGAGTTCGGCGATCCGGTCGGATTTGTCGTCCTGGCCCTTGGCCTGCAGGCGGAACCAGCGCCGCGTCATGTCCTTGGCGATCGTCTCGCTGATGCGCCGGTATTCGGTGCGCTGGGCCAGTTCGGCGAGGTAAGGGAACCCCAGCCAGTACATCCCGTCGGTCAGCGCGGCGCCGTAGCCTGATCCGCCGAAGTTGGCCATCGGGTTGTTGAGGTCGTCCATCGCCATCGGGCGGACGCTCTCGGGCACCACGCCGGGCATCGGCGCGGCGGGACGGAACAGGCGCGTCTGGTCGGCCGGCGTCGCCTCGCGGGTCGAGTAGAGCCGGAACGGCGTGAGGTCGGTCTCGCCTGGGGTGAGGCCCAGGTCCATCAGCGCCCGATACATCGCCGTCGGGTCCATCGGCGGCGGCGGCGTGGGCCCGGCCGGCGCCTCGGACGGGGGTGGAGTCAGGCGCGCGGCGTCACGCGCGAGCAAGCCCAGCAGACCACCGAACAGGCTCGTCAGGAGCGCCATGCGACCTCAAAACTGGAACGACGGAAGGTTGGCGCCGGGCGGCATGTGAATCCCCAGCTTGCGCATCTCGTCTGGGTCGATCCGCATCGGCGGAAGCTGGGCCACGGCGTTGTAGGCCCGCGAGGTGGCGTCGGCGTCGTCATCGTGGCCGTTCACGGGCGGGAAGTTCTCGAGTTCGGTGAACCACCGCTCGTTCCACCGCCCGCGCAGCACCATGATGTTGCCGACCTCGGCCTGCGAGGAAAACGGGCCGAACCGGGTCACCTTGTCGCCGCTCTCCGGCGATGAGTCGACGATATAGCCGGCCAGCATGTGGGTGAGCGCGACGATCTGGGCCACCCCGGCCTGGCCTGGGTCTTTCGGCAGGCTGGTGGTGTTCTCGTAGCCGTCCTGCTGCGCGTAGTTCAGGATGCGCCGGTTCACCTCGGCGGGCGATCCGCGGAACGCGTCGGCGTGGAGGATGATCCAGCGCCCGTCGTGCATCACGCCGATCTTGACGCAGGCGGTCCAGTCCGGGTCGTTGCCGTCCTTCTGCTCGGACGAGGCCAGGTCCCAGCCGCGCACGGTTTTGACGCACACCGGCGGGATGTCGACGATCTGGCACCACGAGCGGTTGAAGTACAGCCCGGCCGACGGCCTGATCTTCCAGTTGCCGTTGAGCAGCCGCTCGCGCTCGACCGAGGGCAGCATCATCAGGTTGCCGAGGTAGCCGGGGTCGGCGCGCATCAACGCGGGATTGTCGGCCAGCTTGGCGGCCACGAACGTCATGCTCTTGACCGCCTCGACCGGCATCCCGGTCGCGCGCACCGCCTCGTCGCGGGTGTCGAACCAGACGATCTCGTCGCTGGCGCCGCGGGCGAAGTAACGCACGATCCCCGACCGTTCCGGGATCGGGTAGCCGGTGCTCTGGTCGATCCACCAGGCGATGAACTCGGCGACCCACGAGCCGGCGTCGGCGTTGCACGTCGCCCGGATGTAGGGCCGCACGCCCGTGGTCGAGCGGTTCCGGCTCATCAGATAGAAGAACTGGTAACGGGAAAACGACGTCAGTTCGTCGAACAGGATCAGCGCCACCTGAGAGCCGTGCCAGTCCAGCACGGTGGTGTCGTATTCGAGGTGCGCCAGCTTGACGGTGCCGCCGCCGGGCCAGCGCCAGTCCAGCCGCCCGATCGAGGGCACGCCGCCCGCGTGCGGGTAGAGTTTCATCGTCTCCGACCACAGCCCGCCCGGCTTGCGCAGGTCGGTGGTGTTGCGCCGGAACGCCACCGCGTCGAAGCCCTGGACACGCTTCACGTGGCGCAGCGGCTCCAGCAGCAGCGACCATGATTTGCCCGATCCGGCCGAGCCGCCGAATATCCCGATATCCGCCGAACTGGACATGAACGCCTCTTGCGGGCCCGGCTGCGGCGAGATCACCACCGGCATGGTCAGGCGGCGTCCTCGGCCTCGCCCTCGATCGTCGCCGGCTCACGTGGCCCGTCGCGGCCGTTCTCGGGGATATAGAACACGACCTGTTCGCCCGGCGCGACGCCGGCCGCCGTCTGGTCGATCTCGTCGGCGGCGTCCCCGCCGTTGTTGACGCGCCACCGCGGGCCGCCATGCACGCCCATCAGATACATCAGCGCGCGCAGCGCCTGGGGCGTCTCGCCCATCGCGATCGTGTGGATCTTGGTGACGTAGCCGGCGAGGCGGCGCTCCTTGCCGTGGGCCAGTTCCTCGGCGAAGTGCCGGGTCAGCGTTTCCTCGTCGCCGCAGGGCAGATTGCGCTGCTTCATTTCGCGGATGATGGCCTGCTGGGAGAACCCGCCCATCGTGAGGATTTCGACGAGCAGGCGCCACTCCGGCGAGGGTCGCCACGCGATCCGCCCGCGATCCGCGTCGAGATGGTCGCGCTCGCGGGACGGCGGCGGCGGCGGCACCGTGTTTGGCCGAGGCGTCAAAGTCATGGAGAATCTTCCGGTTGAATATCTGAGCAGTTGGGCGGAAGCGTTTGGACTTGCGAATTACTCTCCGACGCCGCCGTGGGCTGTCTTTTTCCACTGGATTTCGCCGCGCGATCGAGCGAATGACCGGCGTTCCTGGGCTGGGCAGCGTGCCCGCTCGCAATCAAGGGAACACCTGATATGAGCACGAAGATCACGATCAGCGACCTGACCTCGGCCGGGCTGCTGGAGGTTTACAATCGCTGGGGGAGCCAGCACGTCAAGAAGTTCGAGAATCGCGCCATCGGCGAGCGGCGGGTGGCGGCGCTACTCGCGGAAATGGACGACATGCCGCTGGCGATCGCGATGGGGACCAGGGAAGAGGCGAACGCGTTTTTCGCGGCGCGGGCGGCGAAGCGGACGAAGCGGGGGAAGGCGGCGACGCCAGCCCCGGTCATCCCCGACAACGACGGCGCTCCGGTGGTCGACGATCCGGCGGTCGGCGACGATACCTACGAGCGGCGCATGGCCGCCAGTGCCGCCGATCATGAGGCCGCCGAGGCTTTCCCCACCGGGGCGGGCGAGGCGGCCTTCCAGGCTTTCGTCGACACCGAGGAGGCGAAGGCGGCGGCGGCGCCCTCGGCGAGCCAGCCCGATCCGGCGGCGAAGCCCCGTCGGATGGCGGGTGTGCCGAAGCCCGGCTCCAAGGGCGGCATCATCGTGGCGCTGCTCAGCCGGGAGCAGGGCGCGACGGTTGACGAACTGATGGCGGCGACCGGCTGGCAGTCGCACACGACGCGGGCCTATTTCGTCGGCCTGCGCCGGATCGGCCTGCCGGTCGCGCGGGTGAGCAAGGGCGCCTATCGCATCGAGGCGGCGGTCGATCAGGCGGCCTGATCCACCGGGGCCCGCTCGGCGACGACGGCGGCGAAGGGCTTCGGCTCTTCGCCGTTTTCGCTCGTGAGCAGCGCCTCCTGGCCGGTGAAGTTCTGCCATCTCAGAATTCCGACATCAACGTAGAGTGGGTTGATTTCCAGACAGTGGGCGCTGCGTCCCGTCATCTCAGCGGCGATGCCGGTCGTGAAGCTGCCCGTGAACGGATCGTAGACGGCCTGGCCTTGGCTGCTGTTGTTTTCGATTGCGCGACGCATGCACTCCACCGGTTTCTGCGTGCCGTGCCCGGTGCGCGCGTTCTCTCCCTTGCCGTTGCCGATGCCCTGGAAGGTGTTGTTGTTGACCTGCCACAGCGTCGATTGTTTGCGGCCGCCCACGTAGTGGCCCGGCTTGCCCTTGCGCACGGCGTACCAGCACGGCTCGTGCTGCCAGTGATAGTCCCCGCGCGAGATGGGCGGATGAGGTTTGGCCCAGATGATCTGGCTCCGCATCACGAAGCCGGCTTTCTCCAGGGACTGCTGCACCGCCGCCGCGTGCAGTCCGGCGTGCCAAACGTAGGCGACGTCGCCGGGGAACAGCCGCCACACGTCGGTCCAGTCCACCCGGCCGTCGTTCTCCACCCGGCCGGGAGCGACGTATCCGTTGGTAGTCCACAGGCCCGGCGCGCGGGTGCGCCATTCCGGGTCGTAGTCCACCCCATAAGGCGGGTCGGTGACCATGAGGTTCGGCCTGACGCCGGCCAGGGCGCGCGTGACGGCCGCGGGGTCGGTGCTGTCGCCACAGACCAGGGTGTGCCGCCCGAGCCGCCACCGATCGCCGGGGCGGGACGTCGGGGTATCAGGGACGGGCGGGACCTCGTCGGGATCGGTCAGCCCATCGGGCCGCAGCAGCTTCTCGATATCATCGGAGCCGAACCCGGTCAGCAGGAGGTTGTAGTCGAGCGCGGCGAGGCGGGCGAGTTCGGCGCGCAGCACCTCGTCGTCCCAGCCCGCGTTCAGCGCCAGTTGGTTGTCGGCGATGACATAGGCGGCGATCTTCGCCTCGGACCAGCCGCGCGCGAGCATGACCGGCACCTCGGCGTAGCCGAGCAGGGTGGCGGCGGCGACGCGGGCGTGGCCGGCGATGATGGTGCCGTCCTCGGTGGCGAGGATCGGGATGGTCCAGCCCCACTCCAGCATCGAGACGGCGATCTGGTCGATCTGGGCGGGCGAGTGGGTGCGGGCGTTGGCTGAGTAAGCCGTCAGCCGGGCGATCGGCCAGCGCTCGACGTGGTCGGCGGGCCAGAGCGGTGTGGCGGGCGGGGCGGGGGTGGCGCTACGGCTCGCCCTCGGGCGCCTCGTCGTCGGCTTGCTGGCCATCGGTGCCTCCGCGTTGCGGGTTCGGCGGCGGGCGCTCCAGCACGCGCCCGAGCGCGGCGTGGGCGGTATCCAGTTCGCGCAGCCACGCGGCGAGCGGCGGGTCGATCGGCACCGCGCCCGCGACGATCCGGCGGACGCCGCGATCGTTGCGATTGATCCGGCGGGCGAGTTCGGCGCTCGACCACTCGACGCGGGCGAGGATGTCGCGCAGTTCCTGGTGGTCCATGTGTGCGGGTATCCCCACGCTCGTAGCGGCCGGCGACGATCACCGGGCCTTCGCCAGTATAAGTGGCACGGCTACTTGCGGGGGGCCAACACTTTTATTCGCGAATACAGCAGATTTAAGTTGATCGGCCCGTGACCGTGGAGCATACCCCGTTTCAACGAAGCCAGGGCGCGGTGCCCGGCGGACCGGATCAGGGACTTACCCGATGCTCAACAACACCTACGGCATAGAGATCGAATGCTACCTGCCCGAGGGCGGGACGCAGGCCGGGGCGGCGGCGGCGATCACCGCGCGGCTCGCCGGGGCCGGCATCTGCCAGGTCGAAAACTACAACCACCAGGTGCGCGGGCACTGGAAGATCGTCACCGACGGATCGCTCGGCGACTACATCCGCGGGATGGAGGTGGTCAGCCCGATCCTGACCGGCCAGGAAGGCCTCGACGCGATCACCAAGGTGATGGACGCGATGGCCGACTACGGCTGCACGGTATCCAAGAAATGCGGCCTTCACATCCACGTAGGGGTGGCGGGCCAGCCCATCGGATTTTTCCGCTCGCTGACGAAGCTCTACGGCGGGTTCGAGAGGGTGATCGACGCTTTCATCCCGCCCTCGCGGCGCGGCTCGACCAACGGCTACTGCCGCTCGGTGACGCACCTGGACGCCGCCCAGATCGACCGGGCGGACAGCCTGGACGACTTGATCCGGCTGATGGGGCGCGCGGGCGATGCCCGGAACTACAAGCTGAACCTGACCGCCTATCGCCGGCATACCACGGTCGAGTTCCGGCACCATACCGGCACGGTCGATGCCCGGAAGGCCACGGCCTGGGCGAAGCTTTGCCTAAGGATGGTCGAGGCCGCGAAGGCCGGCCGGGCGCTCGGCCCGGCCTCGGGCGGCGCCAATCAGGCGAAGCCCGGCTCCAAGAGCCACCTGATCGGCCAGATGATGCGGCGCGCCGACGGGGTCAGCGGGCGCGAGGCGATGGCGGCGGCGGGCTGGCCCTCGGTATCACTGCCGCAGCAGGCGCGGGCCTGCGGGATGGCCTTCACGACCCGCCGGTTCGGCCGCGAGGTCCGCTACTACGCGGTCGCAGCTACCACGACGGGCATCGGCGCGACCCTGGACGGGCTTTTCGAGATGCTCGACTGCCCGGCGGACGAGCGGGACTACTTCCGGGCACGGACGGCGGGGCTTTCGGGCCCGACCGCCTGGGCCGCCTGAAAAACCAACGCACACCCAACGAGGAGAACGACGATGGCGACGAGAACGATCAAAAAGGGCGACGACGGCGGGCGGATGACCGCCGAGCAGCTTCGGGCCTGGCGCGAGCGGATGGGATACTCGGTGACCGACGCCTGCGAGGCGCTCGGGGTCGGCGGGGTCTCGCTCGAGGGCTGGGAGTCCGGGGTCGAGGTGCCGCGCTACATCGCGCTGGCCTGCGCCGCCCTGGCGCTCGGCATCGGCGGCTACGGCGAGGAGGGCTGAGCGATGGCCTACATGTGGGCGTATGGATCGAATCTCCACGTCGGCCAGATGGCGCGCCGGTGCCCGGCCGCCATCCTGGTCGGGCGGCTGCGGCGGAAGGATTGGCGGCTGGTCTTCCGCGGCGTCGCCGACGTGATCCCGGAGCCGGGCGCGGTCTGCTACGGCGGGCTCTGGGACATCACAGAGGAATGCGAGCGGGCGCTCGATATCTACGAGGGGGTCGGCTCCGGGCTGTACGACAAGATCTGGGCGCCGATCCGGCTCGACGGCGTCGAGACCGAGATGCTTTTCTATCGGATGCGATCGACCGGGGTGTTCCCGCCGAGCCGGTCCTATCTGGACGTCATCCGGCAGGGATACTTGCACTTTCGCATGCCGAAGGCGGCGACGACGCTGCTGCGGGCGGCGGTGGCCGACAGTTGGGATGACAAGCACCCGAGTAACATCGAGCGCCGACGCCACGCCCGGAAGGGCCGGCCGTCGCTGGCGCCCAGGCCCGATCTTCCGCTGCCCGCCACGACGAGGTAACGGCACCACCATACCCGGCAATGCCAGTGACCGGGTGCTTGTAGAAATCACACTGGCGACTGAAGGAGTAACGACGATGCGTTTCATTGAACTGCACAAGATCACCGCCGACCGGCCGGCGCGGCCCGAGGCATCATCCTACACCGACACCGACGAGCCGGGCGAGCCGGGCGCGGCGGTGGACACGGCGGACACGGTGCCCTGCTCGGTGAGCGTCGCGGCGATCCGCTGCTTCTATCCGCGCAAGGACAACCGGGTGGGAACCCGGCTGACCTTCACCGACGGCGGCGGCTTCGCGGTGACGGAGCCGTACGACGAGGTGGCCCGGCTGCTGACCGCCGCGATCTTTAGCTGACGCGACCACGGGGGCGGCGGTTCACGCCGCCGCCCTTTCGGGAGAAACTCGACGATGAGTCAAACCACCACGGTCCCGACCCCGGAACAAGAGCAACGGGCGAAATGGGATTTACTGCTGCTCGACATCGAGGCGCGCACCGTCCAGGTCCGCCAGCTAAAGACTTATGAGCCGTGGCGTCTCGCCGCGGCGCTCGCGTCGGCCAGCGCGGTCGCCGGCTCGGCGGTCGCCGCTCTGATCCTGTGGGTCGGGCATCTGGCCGGCTGACGCCGCCGCCGCTTTTCTCGCATTGTTCCATAACAGGACTTGGACTTAACGAAACGCTGGCCTATACGTCGCTGCACCGGATGGCTTCGCCACCGGCTTCAAATGAGGAGTATATCCCATGATCCCCGCCATCGACCTTTCCATCTTCGACATCGACTTCGACCCCGCCGCGACCATCCCCGACGCGGGCGAGGTCGCCGCGATCGTCTGCGGCAAGTGCCACGGCCGCGGTAACTTCGTCGGCTACACCGGCCGGGTGGTCGGCAAGTGCTTCGCCTGCGGCGGCACCGGGGTGAAGGCCCAGGCGCGCGGCGCGGAGCCGGCCGGGGCGGCGATCGACGTCAGCGCGATCACGGTCTCCTTCGAGGCGGCGCGGGCGAACGGGATCAAGACCCCGAAGCTGCGGCTGGCGGATTTCATCTTCTCCCGCGCGCCCGATACCGGCGCCAACGCGGGCTCGATTTACGTCAAGCGGTCCAGGGCCGCGGGCGGCGACTATCTCGGCAAGGTGACGGCGGGCCGGTTCATGCCCTCGCGCGATTGCGACGGGCCGACCGGCGAGGCGATCGTCGCGGTGGCATCCGATCCCCACAACGCGGCGAAGGCTTACGGGATGCGGACCGGCTCCTGCTCCTGCTGCGGGCGGGAACTCACCAACGGGCTGTCGATCGACCTGGGGATAGGGCCAATCTGCAGGGGCAAATTTGGGTGGGGAGGCTGACCATGAACAACAACGAGGCCTGGGACGAGATGTGTCGCGTGGCGAGACTCGCCGGCCAATCGGTCGAACTGATCGTCCGGTATGAGCCCCCGTCGCCGTACGCCGGCCGCAAGCTCAGGCTCTTTTACAACGCCGCGACGGACGAGCGCGGCCATGAATGGTTGGATTGACCCATGATTCGTTTCGACCCCGAGGGAGGGCCCACTCCATGAAACTCCCCCCCGGCGGCGCCGCCGAGTTCGACCTCCGCGACCTGGGCCGCTGGTCGCCCTCCGTCACCGGGTTCCGCGACGCGATCCAGGCGGGCCGGGTCATGCAACCCGCATCGGGCGATGACCTGAAGGCGTACGCCGCCAGCGAGCGCGAGGTGTCGATGGTCGTGACGATGGCGCTCGAGGCGGTCCGCGCCGGGCGGGTCATCGACCTCGGCATGCTGCCGAACGAGGTGATCGGCGAGTGCGGCCGGCGCGGCGGTTATCTCTGGGACCAGGACGCGCTGGCTCAGCCGTTCGCCGAGCCCTGGATATTCTGCCACGCCTGGACGATGAAGGATGGCTCCCCCGACGGTTCGACGGCGCTCTATGTGGTCAACCCGGTCCGGGACGGCGTCGAGATCGTCGAGTTGCAGCCCTGCACGGTGCGCGGCGCCCACGCCCTCATGATCCACGATCGCGCCATCTTGTTCCACGCGGGCGAGGACAGCGACCCGCGCCGGTATCGTTGCCAGGCCATGCCCAGCCCGCTCCGGTTCCTGGTGCCGCCGGGCGACCCCTACAACAACGGCCGCGAGCCCTATCACGCGGCCTCGGCGAACGTCCTCGATCCGCTGATGGCGGCGCTGCTGCTGGTCAACACCGACGGCGTCCGGCGCGAGCGGATCACCCCGGCCGAGAAGCTGAACAAGGCCAGGGCCCGCGCCCGCAAGCCGCCGATCGCGCCGCACGAGCGGATCGACTCCCGGCTCTATGTCACGGCGATCATGGCCCGGCTGAACCCGGCGAAGCGGGCTCCGGGCGGCGGGCACCACGCCTCGCCGATCCCGCATGTCCGGCGCGGCCACTATCGGACTTACGAGAGCGGCCAGCGGTCGTTTATCCGCGACACCCTGGTCGCCGTCACGCCCGAGGCCCGCGCCTCGTTCGTCGCGAAACGCAGCCATTACGAGGTGAGGTCATGACCGGCGACATCCCCCCGCGCGGTTCGTTCGACTGGTTGGTGACCCACGAGGCCGACGTCGTGATCCCGAAGCAGCAGCCCGGCGAGCATGCCACCTTGCGGGTCAGCATCGAGGCCCGCGCCCGCGTGGCCCCCAGCCGGGGCTGGGCGGCGGCGATCGTGATCTGGGGCGTCATGGTCCTGGTCCTGCTCGCGACCTGTCACGCCGGCCACGCGCGCCCGGCGGGGGCCAGCGATGGGCCGTGGGGCCAGGGGGCGATCGGCCAGCAAGGCTGGTCCACCCCCTTCTGGGGCCAGCAGGCGATCGGCCAGCCCTGGCAGGACGGCAGGACGGCCACGTGCCGGGTCTCGGTCTACCAGGGCGTCCGGTATGTCCGGTGCGGCCCGCCACGTTGAATCGGAGCGAACCATGCCACAGCACACTTTCGCGGTCCTGCTGCAGATCACCACCCGAGACCCCCGGCTCACCGAGGCGAAGATCAACGCGGCGCTCGCCAGCGGCACGGCGGGCGGGATCGCGGCGATCCGCCACGCGGTCCTCTCCCGGCTGCCGCGGGACGTCGAACGCCTGGTCGCGATCATGCCGATCGACCAGTCCCAGGCGCTGATGCTGCTGCACGAGGCGGTCGGCGAACAACTCGGCGCCGATCCGTTCGGCCGGCCGCCGCCCGACTACGTGCCGCCGACCAATGACTGACACCGGGGCGGGCGGGCCGCGCTGCCCCTACTGCGGCCTCGCGGCGGTGTGGTACGCCGACAGCGCCCTGCTCTACCACGGGCGGGACTACGGCCCGGCCTGGGTCTGCCCGCCGTGCGGCGCCTGGGTGGGGGTCCACAAGGGCACCACCAGGCCGCTCGGGCGGTTGGCCGACGCCGAACTGCGCCGCGCCAAGATGGCGGCGCACGCGGCGTTCGACCCGCTCTGGCAGGCCCGTCAGCACCGCTCGGGGCTCAGCCAGGGCCACGCCCGCGGCAAGGGGTATAAGTGGCTGGCGGGCGAACTCGGCCTCGCGGCGAAGGACTGCCACATCGGCATGCTCGACGTGGAAACCTGCCACCGGGTGGTCGCGATCTGCGCGCCTTACCTGAGACCCCGACCCCGTGACTGACCAGCAGTTCGCCGATCTCCTGTGGCTCGCGTTCGTCCAGGCCGAGTCCCGTCGCGAGCATGCGCCGGGGCGCGATCACGCCCGGCTCTGGCTGCGTCGATTACTTTGGAATCTTCGGGCATCGCGGCCGATTACTGTTGCTAAACAAGTCCCGGCATAGCACACCCGCCACCGCCGCGGGGCAATCCCCGGCGTCACCTCTGAGGAGAACATCCCACCATGACCCGACTTAAAATTCTCGCCGCGAGCGTCGCGCTCGCCGCGACCGCCATTATTCCCGCGGCGCCAGCGGTGGCACAACAACAGATCACCACGCTACCGTCCGACCCCGGCGCGTGGTGGTGCGCGAGTAACGGTCGCACGACCCAGTCGCATTATTGCACGCGCGCGTCTGATCTCAGGACGATCACCTGCACCGACCCGCATCCGAGCTTCCCGCAGCAATGTTACCTGGAGTTCAAAGGACGCGGCCCGGCCACCTACGTCATTGGAAGTGACCCGCGCTGACAGTCACCGGGCGAAACATGGCCGCGTCAGCGCCATGTCCGCGTGACGCCTCGCCCCACGTCCGCGCTGATGTGCCGGGGCTCAGGAATACCCACCATGAAAACCACCGTCACCCTGATCGCCTTGTTCCTGCTCTCGCTCGCGGTCATCCCGCCGAAGGCCGAGGCGTACAACTGCACGACGACGTGCTCCAACTTCGGCAATCAGCGGGTCTGCAATACAAGCTGTTACTGACCACCGCGCCGGCCGGGCCTCCCCGGCCGGCGCCTCCGAGGAGCACATCCCCGTGGCGCACTACTATTCCCAGCGCACCTGGACTGAGACGATGATCGACCGGCTCGAGACGATGCACTGCCTGGAAGGCGCCGACGCGGACGAGATAGCGACGGCCCTCGGGCTGACCGTCGGCGCCGTGGTGAGCCAGATCAGCACGCTCGGGCTGCGCCGGACGCCGCAGGCGGTGCTGGCCCGGCGCCAGCGGGGCCAGGGGAGCGCGAAATGGACGATCGCGCGGCGGGCCGATCTGAAGCGGCGCTATTCGGTGCTGGGCGAGCCGATCGCGGTGATCAGCGCGGCGTTCGACGTCTCGCCGAAGGCGGTCCAATCGCAGGTCGGTTTGCTCGGGCTCCGGCGCCCCGTCAGGTCTCGGCCGCCGCTTCCGTCCGGGCCTCGGGGGCGTCCTTCGGTTTGACCGGCGGTTTGGCCAGCAGCCCGTCGAACGCGGCCTGTATCTTCGCCAGCGCGCGCAGCCACTCGGCCAGCGGCGCGTCGATCTCGCCTGATCCCGACGCCATCTTGCGCACGCGCGATCCGTCGCGCTTCGCGTGGCGGGCGAGATCGCCCAGGGTCCAGTCGAAGGCCGTGAGGATGGCGTGGAATTCGGTTTTCGTCATCGGCGCGGGATCGGTCATCCCGCCCCATAACTCGATCGGGCGGGCCCGTCATCAGTCCGAACGGAAAAGGGCGGGCCGTGGCCCGCCCCCGTGAGGCTCGCGCCCCTCAGTTCAGGATCAAGATCTGCCGGCGCAGGCGGGCGAAGGCCCCGGCGAGGGCGGCGGCCTCGGCCTCCGTATAGTCGAGAGCGAAGTGCTGCATGCAGTCGAAGGCCAGATCGTCATCGCCGCACTTGGCGAAATAGCCGCGCTGGAAGTCGAGGCTGGCCCGGCCATTGCCGTCGATGTAGCCGGCGGCGATTTCGTCGAATTCGTTTTGCATCATCCAGGTATTCCCTTGGTAATTGACGGCCGGGGATCAGCCCCTCGGCCCGGCTCAGTGCTAGGCTGTCCGCCCGCGCGATGCAAGTTTATTAAACGCACTGCCGCGGGCGTTTTTCGCTTC